ATTAAACGTACCGACACTACCAAACTCTGCTTCGATTGAAGCATCGAAGGATAAGATGTATGCTAACCAGATTCTGGCACAAGCAGGACTTCCTATCCCCAAGACAATGCTTACGAGGTTTCCTTGTAACCCAGAATTGGTTGAGAAGCAAGTAGGATTTCCATGTGTAATTAAAGTTGTCACTGGATCACATGGAGCAGGAGTTTACTTGTGTGAAACTCCAAAACAATTTGAAGATCTATCAGAACTTATTTCTTCACTGGACTTTAAGAACTCCATGATTGTTCAGGAGTACATCAAACACTCCGAAGGAAGAGATCTGCGAGTCATTGTCATCGGTGGTAGAGTTGTTGGTGCCATGCAACGCACCTCTACCGATGGATCATTCAAAGCCAATATTTCCCGTGGAGGTCAAGGGGAAGCATACGATGTTGACGACGAAATGGAAATGCTTGCTATTCAGGTTGCAAAAGTTCTCGATCTTGATATTGCTGGTGTTGATTTATTATTTCATCCTGACGGATATAGAATATGCGAGGCAAATTCATCACCAGGATTCAAGGGGTTTGAAGCAGCGTTAGGGATTAACATCCCGCAGAAGGTATTCGACTATGCAAAACTTAGATCTAATATATAAAATAGACGATTAATCAATTATGGGTGCTATGTTGCCACCAAGTCGGAAGAGTTGTTACAATTTTAGAGTAACTAGTATAGATAGAGTGCTCGACGGCGATACGATCGATGTCACGATTGATCTCGGTTTTGATCTTTATAAAAAAGAAAGAGTTAGAGTTGCTGGTGTTGACACCCCAGAGAAACGCACCAAAGATGATGAAGAAAAAGCACTCGGATATGACGCAACACACTGGCTTGAAGAGCGACTTAAAGGCGCTATTGAAGGGGATGACGATCTCGTTATCCGCACTGAGCTTGTTGGTGGCGTTGGAAAGTATGGGCGTCTTCTCGGCTGGCTCTACGTCGGAGACGCCGAGTTGTCCCTCAACGAACAAATGATCGAAGAGGGGTATGCTTGGTCATATGATGGTGGAACCAAGAAGAAAGACTTTGAGGAACTCAGAGAAATTCGAAGAGCAAAAGGCACATTGGTATAATGAAAATCGTCAATATTGAATTGGGTAAAGACTTACAAGATGAGTATGAATATTGGTTAACAGCAAAGGAATCACTCGGTATTGAAAGATCTATTAACAATTTTTTATACTACATAGATCAGTATGGGACATTTAAAAATCCCAAAATTCCGAGTGATGAATAATGGTACATTTATTAGTTTTTGGTTTTGTCTTTTTACTTTGTTGGGCAATGGAATCAACCTGGCCAACTGGTACAAAAGGAATTAAAAGGTATTGATTATGAATACGGCTGATAGCATTTATCTTGGTAATCCGAATCTAAAAAAAGCAAATACTCCGATTGAATTTACAGAGGAACAAGTTATCGAGTTTCTCAAATGTAAAGATGATCCAGTTTATTTTGCTAAAAATTACATCAAAATCGTTTCTCTGGATGAAGGTCTAGTTCCTTTTAGCATGTACGATTTCCAAGAGGATATGGTGCAAAGATTCCACGAGAATAGATTTAATATTGCAAAACTTCCAAGACAGACAGGAAAATCAACCACTGTTATTTCTTATCTATTGCATTATATTATTTTTAATGATAATGTAAACATTGGTATTCTTGCAAACAAACTATCTACCTCTAGGGAACTCTTGGGTAGACTTCAACTTGCTTATGAAAATTTACCAAGATGGATGCAACATGGCATTTTATCTTGGAACAAAGGTAATGTAGAATTAGAAAATGGATCTAAAATTCTTGCCGCATCAACATCGAGTTCAGCAGTCCGAGGGATGTCATTCAACATCATCTTCTTGGACGAATTTGCGTTCGTTCCAACTCATATCGCTGAACAATTTTTCTCGTCTGTATATCCCACTATCTCGTCTGGTAAATCAACGAAAGTAATTATCATTTCCACCCCAAATGGGATGAACATGTTCTACAAGTTATGGCATGATGCCGAACTTGGAAGGAATGAGTATAAAACTACAGAAGTTCATTGGTCTCAGGTTCCTGGTAGAGATGCCGCTTGGAAGGAACAGACAATTAAAAACACTTCTGAAAGACAGTTCACGCAAGAATTTGAGTGTGAATTTTTGGGATCGGTTGACACATTGATCACACCATCAAAATTAAAAACGATGGTGTATGAAGAACCAATCGAGTCAAGCAATGGACTCCAGATATATGAAAAAGTTAAAAAAGATCATACTTATTTAATGACAGTTGACGTTTCTAGAGGCGTCAGCAATGACTATTCAGCTTTTACACTTATTGATATTACAACAATACCTTATAAGGTTGTTGGTAAATACAAAAATAATCAAATAAAACCCATTATTTTTCCAAACATTATAAACCAAGTTGCTATAAATTACAACCATGCATTTGTGATGGTTGAAGTAAATGATATTGGTGGTCAGGTTGCAGATATTATGCAGTTTGATTTGGAATATGATAACTTACTAATGTGTGCGATGCGAGGGCGTGCCGGTCAATTAGTCGGACAGGGTTTTTCACACAAGTCACAGTTGGGCGTGAAAATGACATCTACAGTCAAAAAGACTGGTTGTTCCAATTTAAAAGCACTCATTGAAGATGATAAATTGTTGATAAATGATTATGACATTATTTCAGAACTAACAACATTCATCCAAAAGAAGCAGTCTTTTGAAGCAGAGGAAGGGTGTAACGATGACTTAGCGATGTGTCTGGTTATTTTTGCTTGGTTGGCTACATCGGACTATTTCAAAGAACTGACATCAGACGATGTTAGAAAAAGAATTTTTGAAGATCAAAGAGAATCTATAGAAGAAGATATGGCACCATTTGGATTTATTAATGATGGTTTTGAAGAAGACACTTTTATAGATAATAGTGGTGATGTTTGGAAAGTTGATGAATACGGTGATAGATCTTTTATGTGGGACTATCGATGAATCTAGAAGAAGAGTTTGAATTAGAACATCTAATATTTAAAGAAAGACGTTGTAGGTCTTGCAAGAAAATAAAAGATTTACTGTCAGACTTTTATTTGACCAGAAAGGATCGGGGTAAGTATCCCTCTTCATATTCTTATGAGTGTAAGGCTTGTACTATCAGAAGAATAACAGTTAGTAGAACTACAAATAGAATCTTCGATAGATGGGAATATCCTGACTGGTAGTGTGTTCATGCACAGTTTCCCCACTGAAAAAATGCCTAATAATAAATAGTTTTGAGAAATAAATCTCATAGAGGATATAAACATGGCGTTTGCTTCACCAGGAGTAAGTATCAAAGAGGTTGATCTAACAGCAACCGTTAATGTCTCAGACCAAAACATTGGTGTGGTCGCTATCGCTGCAGATAAGGGCCCTACCGATGAAGTAACTTATGTTTCCAGTGAGAGAGAACTTGTAGAAATTTTTGGAGCTCCTACTCCAGAAAATTATGAGTCTTGGTTTGCCGCTGCTACTATTATTCAGTATGGCGGTATCGCAGCAGTAATCAGACCAGCCGGCGGTGAGCCAGGTTCTTCTGCTGATTTGGCTCTGAGAACAGCTAACGTTGGTACGACTAATACCACTAGTACTTCACTTCTAATTAACAATCAATCGGACTACGAAGAGAATTACATTTCTACAACAGCATTTGCTTTTGCTGGTAGATATGGTGGTTCTTTCCACAATGGAATTAAAGTTTCCATGGTTGACGTTGGTGCTCACCAACGTGTAACCGTTACTCCAGCTGCAACTTCTGTTCTTGCAGTTGACGGAGAAACCAATCTTGCTGCAGATAATACCAGAACTCTAAGTTCTTCTTTTGATATTACAGTTGCTGGTGGTTCTTCCACTACTTCTGCAGTATTTACAGTTGCTATCGATGGTCTTGGTGCTGCTACAGTTACAGTCAAGTCTCCTGGTGTTGGATACGTTGACGGTGAAACACTAACTCTACCTAGAGCAGGTGCTTACGAGGGTGCTACAGACATCACTGTCGATGTTGATGGCGTCGGTGCAGTTCTTCTGGGTGCAGGTTCTTACATTAAGTGGGGAACTTCTGAGGGAACTGTATACTCCAATGATAGTGTAGATTCTTACGACGTTACACTGTGGGATACCACAAAGAGACTTGTAGTTAATGCTGTACTTCTAGATGATTCTGGTTCTACTGTTGCTACGGTAACAGCAATCGAATCTAACGATGTATATTCCACCAAAGAATATGCTTCTGGTAAAAAGTGGGTTTCTATTGCACCACAACCAGGAACTTCTCCATTCGTTGCTCAACGTGGTGGTAAGTTTGACGAGTTCCACATCGCTCTTGTAGATACTCTGGGTAATGTAACTGGTAATCCAGGAACTCTAATCGAGACCTTTACTTATCTTTCCAAAGCATCTGATGCTAAGAGCACAGAAGGTGATGTTAAGTTCTGGAAAAAGATCTTAGAACTAGGTTCCCAGTATGTCTATGGTGGTGACCCCACACTCACACAACCTTCTGATCTAACTGCAGTTGAGAACGCTTCTGGTGTTGCTTCCTCCGCAGCAATTGGAAATACATCTGCAAACTCTGTATTCCCACTGTTTGATAGTGTTCTTTCTAAGACTCTACAAAGTGGTGCAAATTATAATTGGGTTGGTGCTGCTTCTTCGATTCAAGCACAAGTTGAAGCATCTTATGACATCGTTCTTGACCCAGAAGAATTTGGTGATATCGACTTCCTGGTTCCTGGTAAGATTACCGCAGCCGGTGCTGACAAACTGATCACCATTGCTGAATCCAGAAGAGATTGTATCGCAGTCGTTTCTCCTCTAAGATCCGACGTTATTAACTCGAATACTTCTACCAAGAAGACTGATTCAATCGTTGACTTCTTCAACGAGCGTGGAAGTTCTTCCTATGCAATTTTTGATTCTGGTTACAAGTACATGTACGATAAGTACAATGATACTTACCGTTATGTTCCTTGTGCTGCTGACGTTGCAGGACTTTGCATCAATACAACAATTAACTCCGAAACATGGTTCTCCCCTGCTGGTTACAACAGAGGTAACCTAAGAAATGCAACTAAACTTGCATATTCTCCAAAACAGGCAGAAAGAGACAGACTCTATACCGCAAGAGTTAATCCAATCGTCGCTTTCCCTGGTCAGGGTATTGTTCTATTCGGTGACAAGACTGGTCTTGCTTCTCCTTCCGCTTTCGACAGAATCAACGTTCGTCGTTTGTTCATCGAACTTGAAAAGAACATCGCCAGATTCTCGAAGTTCCAACTCTTCGAAATCAACGATGAAATCACAAGATCCGCTTTCAAGGGTGCAGTTGATCCTTATCTGAGAAACGTTCAGGGAAGAAGAGGTCTTTATGACTTCCTCGTTGTCTGCGACAATACAAACAACACTCCTGATGTCATTGACCGCAACGAATTCCAAGCAGAGATTTACATCAAACCTGCAAGGTCGATCAACTTCATTACGATCACTTTCGTTGCCACTAGAACGGGTGTTTCTTTCAATGAATTAATTGGTTGATTTTACTAAATAACACACGGAGATTAGAAGAAAATGGCAAAAGGCATTACAGAGTTTAAATCAAAACTAACTAGAGGGGGCGCACGCCCCAATCTATTCCTGGTACGTCTCAACTTCCCAAACCTTGGTGGAGTTGTTGACATCGGGCAAGATTCTTCCAAAGCGGCAACAGAAACTTCTGAATTTCTAGTCAAGACTGCACAAATTCCTGCATCTACACTAGGAGTTATCGAAGTTCCTTACAGAGGTAGAATGTTGAAAGTTGCTGGAGACAGAACTTTCGAACCATGGTCGGTAACTGTTATCAACGATGGTGACTTCAATATCCGTAAGGCATTTGAAAAGTGGTCCCGTGGTATCAACGCTCATACAGAAAACGTTGCCCAATTGGGTTACGGTGCTGATGGCGGTGAGACCTATTGCAGAGACATGACTGTTTATCAACTCAGTCGTGATGGTATTCTTCCTTCCAAAACACCAAGCAACATTGAAGCTCCTGGTGTTGATGGAATGGATGTTATCCGTGCTTATCGTTTCTACGATGCATGGCCATCTGCAATTTCTGCGATCGATCTCTCTTACGAGTCGAACGACCAGATTGAAGAATTCACAATTGAGTTCCAGTACAACTTCTTCGAAGTAACAAAAAACTCTCTTCAGGGTTGATATAAATAGTGGTGATACGAAAATAACACTACTATAACATGGCTCAACTGTTTGGATTCTCAATAGAGGAAAGAAAAAAGCAGGGGAAGGTGTATTCCCCTGCCCCACCAGATAGTGATGACGGCACCTCAGCAGTAGCTGCAGGTGCCTATTTTGGTCAGTATCTAGATTTGGATGGCGTAGGTAGATTTAATAACGAGTTTGAATTTATCCGTAAATACAGAGAAGTTGCTCTCCACCCAGAATGTGATTCTGCAATTGATGACATCATCAATGAATCTATTAGTAGTGATTTAGATTATGCTCCCGTAGAAATTGAACTTTCTAATCTTCCAGCAAGTGAAAGGATTAAGAAAGCAATCAGAGAAGAATTTAAGCATATCATTAGACTTCTAGATTTTGATAAGAAGTCTCACCAAATTTTCCGTCGTTGGTATATCGACGGTAGACTATTTTACCACAAACTAATTGATTTTGAAAAACCAGAAGAAGGCATTAAAGAACTAAGATACATTGATGCCCTCAAAATCAAGAAAGTTAGAGAAGTTAAAAAAGAAAAACAAAGAGGAACCGAGTTAGAATCTGGTGTAAGACTAGACTACGGTGATACTTTAGATTATTACATTTATTTCCCCAAAGGTTATAAAGGTAGTGACAACCAAGGAATTAAAATTGCCGAAGATGCAATTTCTTATGTTCCTTCTGGTGTAATGGATCATAACCGTAATATGGTTTTATCCTATCTACACAAAGCAATTAAATCTGTCAATCAACTAAGAATGATTGAAGACTCTCTCGTTATTTACAGAATTTCGAGAGCACCAGAACGTAGAATTTTCTATATTGATGTTGGTAATCTACCAAAGATGAAAGCGGAACAATATCTCCGCGAAGTTATGAGTCGTTATCGTAACAAACTTGTTTACGATTCTGCGACTGGTGAAATGAGAGATGATCGCAAGCACATGAGTATGCTTGAAGATTTTTGGTTGCCACGTAGAGAAGGTGGACGTGGTACAGAAATCACTACACTTCCTGGTGGACAAAATCTAGGTGAACTAGAAGATGTTAAGTATTTCCAGAAAAAACTTTACAAGTCTCTGAATATTCCACTCTCAAGATTGGAACAGGAATCTTCTTTTACGATCGGTCGTTCCAATGAGATTACCCGCGACGAATTAAAATTTGCTAAATTTGTTGGTCGTCTCCGTAAGCGTTTTTCAGAGTTATTCCATGATATCCTGAAAACTCAACTTATCCTTAAGGGTATCATTTCCCCAGAAGATTGGGAAGAACTGAAAGAAGATATTCAATACGATTTTATCTTCGACAACCATTTCACAGAACTAAAGGAAATGGAAATGTTGACGGAACGTATGAATGCTGTCAACTTATGTGAACCATTCTTAGGTAAGTATTTTTCTGTTGATTATGTCCGCAGACAAATTCTAAAACAGACTGAAGATCAAATTGAAGAAATTGATTCTCAGATCGAAAAAGAAAAACAGTTAGGAATTATCCAAGATCCAATGGCAGCAATGGATCAAATGGGTGGTGAGGAAATGCCGGCTGAGGGTGGAGAAGCTCCTCCCGAAGGTGGTGGCGGAGATTTAGATTCCGCATTTTCATCTATGATCTCCCCAGGCGACTACGGTAAAGGAGATATTTGATAAATAATAGATGTAACACATAATATTTTAGTATGGAAACTGAAATTGATCAGCAATTTTCCGGCATTGTAGATTCTATTCTTGACAAAGATAATATCAATGCCAATGAAAAAATTTATAATGCCCTATACGGAAAGAGTGCTGAATATATCACCGCGAGAAAAGCTCAAATTGCTAAAACCATGTTCAATGGTCCTGATCAAGAGCAACCAGATGTGGATGCTTACGATGAGGTAGAACCCATTGTTCAAGTTGATGATAGCGATGATACTGAAGAACAACCAGAAGAACAACCATGAAACTCATTGCAGAAGAAATTATCGATGTTTCTTTTTTAACAGAAGAAAATAACGGTAAGAAAAGTCATTTCATTGAGGGTATTTTTCTCCAAGCGGAATTAAAAAATCGCAACGGGAGAATGTATCCCATTGCGACTCTGCAAAGAGAAGTAGACAAATATAACGAAAGTTATGTTGCCAAAGGTCGTGCTCTTGGTGAATTAGGTCATCCAGATGGCCCATCTATCAATTTAGATAGAGTGTCCCATAAAATTATCTCACTAAAACAAGAGGGTAATAATTTCATCGGTAAAGCAAAGCTTCTAGAAACCCCTATGGGTAGAATCGCCAAACAACTTCTAGATGAAGGTGTAAAACTTGGTGTTTCTTCTAGAGGACTTGGTTCCATTGAAAGAAAGGGTGATACGAATATCGTTAAAGACGATTTCATGTTATCCACAGCAGCAGATATTGTTGCTGATCCTTCTGCTCCAGATGCTTTCGTCGAAGGTATCATGGAAGGAAAGGATTGGGTTTGGAATAATGGACTCTGGAAAGAGGAAGATATTTCTGCTGTAAAAAGAACAATTGATAACTCAAATAAGAGTGATCTCACGGAAAAGAAACTCGCTGCGTTCGAGAATCTACTCCGTAACTTAAAATTTTGATAAATATTATTAGAAAATACACACTTTCCAAGGGGATTTTCCAATGTCTGTTGATAAAGAATTTGAAACTCTAGAGGAGCAGCATCCAGTTACTGCAAACGCGCAGGCTGGAGATAAGGCTCCTAAGAAACTAGAAGGCGAAACTCCAGGTAACTCTACTTCCGCTGAAGATCTGGGTGGTCCTGTAGTTGAGCCAATGGATAAAAAGTCCATCGGTAAAGCCGCTTCGGGTAAAATGTCCCATGAAGGTGACAAGTCCCTGAAGACCAAGCCTTCCGCCGCTTCCGCAAAAGCAGAAGAAACGGAAGTAGAAGGTTCTTCGATTGAAGAAACCATCGAGATCGATGTTAAAGCCGATGTCGATGCTCTCCTAAATGGAGAGGAATTCTCCGAAGAATTCAAGTTTAAAGCCGCCACGATTTTTGAAGCCGCTGTTAAGGCTCAAGTCGTTGAGCAGCTTGAAAAGTTTGAAGCAATCTACGAAGAGAAACTCGTCGCTGAAGTTGAGTCTCTCAAAGAGTCCATGGAAGCTCGTGTAGATGCTCACCTTGATTATGTTTCCGAACAGTGGGTCAAAGAGAACCAACTCGCCATTGATTCGGGTCTTCGCAATGAAATCACCGAAGAGTTCATCACTGGTTTGAAGAATCTCTTCGCTGAAAACTACATTGATATTCCAGATGATAAGTATGATGTCCTCGGCGGTATGTCTGAGGAACTTGATGAAATGGAAACAAAACTCAATGAACAAATCGAACAAAATATTGAGCTTAACAAGCAACTCGGTTATTATATCAAAAATGGAATTGTAAGTGAAGTATCCGAGGGTCTTGCTCAAACACAAAAAGAAAAGTTCGCCTCCTTGACGGAAGGTGTTGAGTTTGATAGTGAAGAATCTTTCCGCGAAAAAGTTGAGACCATCAAGGAAAATTATTTCCCTAAGTCTCAGATCGCGCATCGTGAAGATCTGGTGGAAGAAACAAAACAAGATCAAGTTCAAGGTCCAATGGCTGCTTACATGGCTGCGATTGAACGTTGGAAATGATCTCCGCATAAATAATCTTAGATTCCTAACTTAACACTTAACAAGGAGTTACAAAAAAATGTACAATTCGGAAAGACTACAAGAGAAGTGGTCTCCTATTCTGGAGCACACTGGTCTCGAAGGTATTAAAGATAACCACAGAAAAGCTGTTACAGCTATTCTTCTAGAGAACCAAGAGCGCTTCCTCCGTGAAGAGCGTTCCCTACTTGGTGAGGTTGCTTCCTCCCCAACCAACTCTGCAGGTACTGGTGGTTTCACTGGTAGCGCCGCTGGTGCTGGTCCTGTTGCTGGTTTCGACCCCGTTCTGATCTCCCTGATCCGTCGTTCCATGCCTAAACTGATGGCATACGACATCTGCGGCGTTCAGCCAATGTCTGGTCCTACTGGTCTGATCTTCGCAATGCGCGCCCACCGTGGTACTGACCGCGATGGTAACGGTGCAAACCCTAACGTCTTCACTAACGAGACATTCTTCGGTGAAGTTCCTTCTGGTTATTCTGCTGCTGGTGGTACTTATTCCGCCGCTACTGGTGAGACCGCAACCAACCCTGCTGTTCTCGCTGCTGGTGGTAACTACGCCGCTGTTGGTGGTATGAACACCACCGCCCTCGAGCAACTCGGTTCTGACCCTGCTGCTGCCTTCCGCGAAATGTCTTTCTCGATCGAGAAAGTCACCGTTGAAGCAAAAGCACGTGCTCTGAAAGCTGAGTACTCGTTGGAACTCGCTCAAGACCTCAAGGCAATCCATGGTCTTGATGCTGAGACTGAACTCGCCAACATCCTCTCCACAGAGGTTCTTGCTGAGATCAACCGTGAAGTCGTTCGTACCATCTACACCGTTGCTAAGCCTGGTGCTCAGAACAACGTTGCTAACACTGGTTCTTTCGACCTCGACGTTGACTCCAACGGTCGTTGGTCTGTTGAGAAGTTCAAGGGTCTCATTTATCAGATCGAAAGAGATGCTAACGCAATCGGTCACGAGACTCGTAGAGGAAAGGGTAACTTCATCGTCTGCTCTGCTGACGTTGCTTCTGCCCTGAACATGGCTGGTGTTCTTGATTACACCCCTGCTCTCTCTACCTCTGGTACTCCTGACGACACCGAGTCCACCCTTGCTGGTGTTCTCAACGGTCGCATCAAGGTCTACGTTGATCCTTATTCTGCTAACATTGCAGATGACCACTACTACGTCATGGGTTATAAGGGTTCTTCTGCTTATGATGCAGGTCTCTTCTACTGCCCATATGTTCCTCTCCAAATGGTTCGTTCCATCGGTCAGGACACCTTCCAGCCTAAGATCGGCTTCAAGACTCGTTACGGCATGGTTGCTAACCCATTCGCAGGTGGCACCACTCAGCGTTCCGGCGCTCTGGTCGCTAACGATAACGTCTACTACAGACGCACCCGCGTTCTCAACCTCATGTGATCCATCACTGAGATTTTCCAAGGACCCTTCGGGGTCCTTTTTTTATGCCTAAATATTAGAAAAACTTTAGGGGTATAATGGCAGCCAATTTTATTAACAATTCTGGGTGCCCTTCAAACTTTTTGTCGGGTATTGGATTCCAATTTCAATTAACCAAATATCCTGAAGTTGCTTTTTTCTGTCAATCAGCAAATGTTCCTAGTTTAAATTTAGCAAATACTCTACAAGCAACTAGGATGAATTATATTCCCCATCCTGGGGATGAGGTTAACTTTGATGATTTGAGTATTAGATTTTTAGTTGACGAAGATCTAAAAAATTATAGAGCAATCCACAATTGGATTCGTGGATTGGGTCATCCCAAATCTGGATATGATTATCAGAACTTATTGGTAGGTGAAGATTATGAAGAAAGAACTTATTCCGATGGCAATCTTTTTATTCTAGATTCAAATTTCAATAAAAAATTTGCTGTCAATTTCAAAGATCTATTCCCAGTAACTCTGGGTGCATTGAATTTTGATTCGACTTACAACGACACTGAATACTTTGCCGTTGATGTTGTGTTTAAGTACACAATTTATGACATTTATGATAAAAATCTGAACGACTATGATTACACTTGAAGACATTAAATCCCAATGGGCTGAAGACTGTAAAATTGATAACGATTTACTTGACAACGAATCCACCAGAATTCCACAACTTCATAGCAAATATTTAAATTATTTTTCTGACGTAAGACTTTTAAAACTCCGAAAGCAACAAGAGTACAAAGTTTTGATCAGAGAAAAATTTGAATATTACACAGGTAAAGCAGATGAATCTGTTTATCAACAGAATCCATTTGACCTGAAAGTATTAAAACAAGACGTTCCGATGTATATGGATGCCGATCCTGAAATACAGAACGTTACAACACGCATAAATTATTATGAAGAGATGATATTTGTTTTAGACAATATCATCCGACAAATTAACAATCGTACTTTTCAAATAAAGAATAGTATCGAGTGGCAAAAATTTATGCAAGGTAGTATTTAATGACTGATGTTAAAATCCAGAAGCGCAATGAAGTCTACCTATCTGTAGAGTGTGAGACACACATAAAATACGAACTCTCAGAATACTTTAGTTTTGATGTTCCTGGGGCAAAATTTATGCCTCAGTATAAAAAAAGAATATGGGATGGTAAGATCAAACTATTCAGTCCTGCAAATGGACAAATATATTGCGGTCTTTATGGGTATTTAACAGACTGGTTAGAGACCAGAGGTTACTCTTATGAAGATGTAAACAATAATTTTTATGGCACCCCAAATGAAAAAAATTCAGACATAACTCCTGGTGCTGTATATGATTATGTTAAGAGTTTAAATATTCCTCTAACTGTCAGGGATTACCAACTTAATGCGATCTACAAAGCGCTAAGACATAACAGAAAATTATTATTATCGCCAACTGCGTCTGGCAAATCTTTGATGATCTATTGCATCGTAAGATGGTTCTTTGACAAGGGTTCTGACATTTTAATTGTTGTTCCGACTACATCTTTGGTCGAACAATTAGTTGGCGATTTTAGCGAATATGGATGGAATCCCGATGATTATTGTCACAAGATATATGCGGGAAGGGAAAAAAATAGTTCCAAACAAATTACAATTACAACGTGGCAATCAATTTATAAGATGCCAAAGAAGTGGTTTGAAAAATTTGACTGTGTAATCGGTGATGAAGCACACCAGTTCAAAGCAAAGTCACTGACTCAGATCATGACTAAATTGCATAACTGCAAACACAGAATTGGTTTTACTGGAACGCTAGATGGATCAAATGTAAATCAATTAGTTTTAGAAGGACTCTTTGGAACTGTTGACAAAGTTATTAAAACTAATCAATTAATTGATAAAGGATATCTATCTACTTTAAAGATTAATGTGTTGCTTTTACAACACGATCCAGTAAAATTTGAAACATATAATGATGAATTGGAATATATTTGCTTATCGGAAAAAAGAAATAATTTTATCAAAAACCTAGTTCTGGACTTGGAAGGTAACACACTCATTCTCTTTAGTCGGGTATCTACCCATGGAGAACCACTTTTCGATTTAATAAATAGCAGTGTGTCCAGCGACAGAAAAGTATTTTTTGTCTATGGTGGAGTAGATACCGAAGAACGAGAACAAGTTAGAGCAATCACAGAACAGCAAGATAATGCTATTATTGTTGCTTCTTACGGTACATTCAGTACAGGTATTAATATCAAAAATTTACATAATGTTGTTTTTGCAAGTCCATCCAAATCAAGAGTTAGAAATCTACAATCAATCGGTAGAGTCTTGAGAAAAGGTAACAGAAAAACAAACGCAGTTCTTTATGACATCGCTGATGATTTTAGTGTAGGAGAAACAAAAAATTATACTCTCAATCATTTAATTGAAAGGATAAAAATTTATTCACATGAAAAATTTAATTATGAAATTATTCCAGTCAATTTTCGAAAGAAAAAAGATGAACAATAACCAACAACCAGAAATCAGAGAATTTACTGCCGTAATCAAAATGATTCATGGCGAAGAAATAATTGGTAAAGTATGTGTAACCGATGGTGAAGATGGTTTTGTTGTGGACAGTCCTTTTGTTTTAAAGTCAACGATAATCAATACATCTCATGGGGAAATGTTTAAAGTAGATCTTATTCCTTGGTTGAAATTTGCCAAGGATGAGGTTTGTTTTATCGATAATGAAAAAATATATGTAATTACAGAAGCTGATGATAGAATTAGAAGACTCTATAATGCAACTTTAAGAAAATATTATATGGGTGATGAAGCTACAAACCAAGTAGAACTTACTAAATCAGAAGGACGCATTGGTAGTGTAGATGAAGCAAGATCTCTATTAGAGAATATCTATAAAAGCTCTAATTAATCCCTTGAACCCTGGCAGAGTTATTATAGTGACATTTTAAGTGCTTGTCAATGGCCCCTTGTCAAATGTCAGTTACCATAGTATAATGTTATCAAACTCAAACTAGACATGACAAAAAAGAAAGAACATTACGTCAATAACAAAGAGTTTTTGGAAGCACTTGTTGTGTATCGTAAAAAAGTTCAACAAGCTGCATCCAAAGGAGAACCACATCCAAAAGTTCCAAATTACATTGGTGAATGTTTTTTGAAAATTGCAACTCATCTTTCATATCGTCCTAATTTTGTGAACTATATGTTCAAAGATGATATGATTTGTGACGGAATTGAAAATTGCTTACAGTACATTGATAACTTTGATCCTGAAAAGAGTTCCAATCCATTTGCGTATTTCACGCAAATCATATACTATGCCTTCTTGCGTCGTATTCAAAAGGAAAAGAAACAGTTGGATATCAAAACCAAACTCCTAGAGAAATCTGGTTTTGATGAAGTCTTTAGTGTTGATAGTGGAATGGGATATAGCACTTCTGATATGAATAGCATTAAAGAAACTTTGGAAATTCGTAACCGATGATTGAATCTGGACCATATCCTGACGAGATGTTTGATGAAGCAGAACGTCGTGAAAAAGAAAGGAAAAAAATCGAACACCCAGAAATTGCAGAAGTCGAATGGATCGACGATTGCTTTAGAGTTTATAAAACCAAATATGGTATTTGGCACAGTGCTAAAAAAGACGGTACTGAACTTGTCACGGCACTCAGTGAAGAACTGTGTGTTAGAATGACACGTTTCTACCTCAAAGGTCTTCAAGATGGATGGGGAGAAACTCGTGTTCTTAATGATGGAATTGTTGGAGGAAAGCTTTGACAGTAGCTCTTATCACCGATCAACATCTTGACGGTAGAAAAAACTCTCAAATTTTTTGGGATTATTTTATCAAATTTTATGATGATGTATTTTTTCCAACTCTAAAGAAAAATAACATCAAGACTATTATTGATCTTGGCGATACTTTTGATAATAGGAAAGGTATCGATTTTTCTGCATGGCATAGAATCAAGACAAGGTACTATGAAGTTCTTGCTGATATGGGAATCCATATTCATATGTTGGTTGGTAATCATACAACATACTACAAGAACACAAATGCAATCAATACTCCATCACTACTTTTAGATACTTTTGATAATATCACTATCTATGATGAGGTAACTGATGTTGAGATTGACGGCGGCAAGTTTACAATGCTTCCTTGGATCAATCAAGAAAATGAGAAAAAGGTATTAGAACATCTAAAGAATACTGATTCCGATATTGTTTGTGGTCATCTAGAACTGAATGGATTTGCGGCTCTTCCTGGGCATGTCTTTAGTGGTGGATGGGACAAAGAAGTATTTTCAAAATTTAAAAGAGTATTTTCTGGACATTTTCACCATCAATCCTCCAAGGGTAATGTGACTTATCTTGGCAATCCGTATGAATTATTTTGGAATGATTGTGGAGCAAAAAGAGGATTTCATTTATTTGAACCATCAACTCTAAATTTAAAATTCTACAGAAACCCTTATAAGATCTTCAAAAAAATATTCTATAATGAAGACACCTGGGACAGTACTAGTTTTGATGCTTCTGAATATAAAAATTGTTATGTTAAACTAATTGTTGAAAACAAAAAAGAATCTATTTGGTTTGACCGTGTGGTAGAAAAACTCTATGATGCAGGAGTTCATGATTTAAAGATAATCGATGATACTGTAGTGAGTGATACTAATATGGAAAGTGTTGAGCACGAAGACACCCTCACCACATTAAATAGATACATAGAAGATATAAATGAAGAACTTGACAAAAATGAACTTAAAACTATCATAAAGTCAATATACTTAGAAGCCTGTGAGGTTCAGTAATGCATTACATTCTAACCATAGAAGGAAAAGAAAATGAAGGTGCTTATGCAGTGACTGCCCAAGACGGCAGCAAAATCCTTCAGATCTTTGAGGAGAGAGACGATGCAGAAAGGTTTGTTGTACAACTAGAAGCAATTGACCATCCTCCTATGACAGTCTATGAAATAGAATGTGAACAGGCCATTGCAGCATGTGAGAATTTCGGGTATAATTACACCATAATAACCTCAGATGACTGTGTAATTCCAACACAAGAAGAATATGATTACATTTGAAAACATTAGTTATAAAAATTTTCTTGCAGCTGGTAACACACCTATAAAATTAGATTTAAATGGCAGTGCAACAACATTGATTGTTGGTCAGAATGGTGCTGGTAAAAGTACTCTGATTGAAGCAATTGTGTTTGCTCTTTTCAATAAGTCTTTTAGAAAAGTAAATAAACAACAACTAATCAATTCCATTAACGAAAAGGACTGTTTGGTTGAAGTTGATTTTAGTATTGGTAAGAAAAAATATAAAGTTGTTCGTGGAATGAAACCCAACAAGTTTGAGATTTGGGTTGATGGTAAAATGCTAGATCAAGTTTCTTCTGTCATTGATCAACAAAAGTACCTAGAACAAAATATCTTAAAACTAAATTACAAATCTTTTACACAGATTGTAATTCTGGGTAGTGCATCTTTTGTGCCATTCATGCAACTTCCAGCTGCTGCACGACGAGAAATTATCGAAGATCTTCTGGACATTAGAATTTTCTCTACCATGAATGTCATCCTCAAAGACAGGATGAAAGTCACAAATGAAGAGATAAAAGAAAATGAAAGAACGATTGCTTTTCTGAAAGATAAAGCACAAATGCAACAAAGTCATGTGCATCGTCTTGAGAAGTCTGCAAGAAAAACTCTAGATCAAAAAGAATTAAAGATTCGTGAGATCGAGAATAAGAATCTTAAGTTGGAAAAAATTGTAGAAGATATTCAAAGTCAATTAGATAAGTATACTCATGAACTATTAGACAATACGAGTATTGCTAATAAAATGAAATTATTAGAAAAACAAGTAACTACGAATTCTAATCTTATTAGTAGGATAGAAAAAGAAAAGTTGTTCTTTGAACAGAATGATACTTGTCCGAAGTGTACACAACCACTCTCCAATGAAGTCAAGACATATCATATTGATGAGAGTACAAAAATTATTCAACAATCATCATTGTCTTTAGTAGAATTTAAAAAAGAAATAGACTCCCTAACTCTAGAGCTTGATAAGATTGCCAAAAACAATCAAACAGTGTCTTCTTATAATTGGGAAATTAAAAGTAATTTTGATGAGATCAAAAAGAACAATAAAATCATCAAAGAGATTCAAGAAGAGATAGATGATATTAGAAACAATACTCATGACATAGATTGTGAAAAGAAAAAGCTCACCGAGATTGCCACGGAGGGAATGACAATTCACAAGAGAACTAAAGATCTCAAAAAGAATAAGTCAAACTATGACATTGTAACTTCTCTATTGAAAGACACTGGAATCAAGAGTCATATCATTAAAAAATATTTACCAGTCATGAACCAAATGATTAATAAATATTTGAAAGAACTTGATTTTTACGTCAACTTCACTTTGGATGAAGAGTTTAACGAAAGCATCAAATCTAGACACAGAGATGATTTTTCTTATTCCTCTTTCAGTGAAGGTGAAAAGATGAGAATTGATCTTGCTCTAATGTTTACATGGAGATCAATTGCTAAACTTAAGAATTCTGCGAATACTAATCTTCTAATTCTTGATGAAGTGTTTGATTCTTCGCTAGATGTTTCTGGTACAGATGAATTTTTAAGAATCATCAGAGGCGGTCAACCAGATACTAATATTTTTGTGATCTCTCATAAGAGTGAAGTTTTACACGATAAATTTGAAAGAGTGTTGAAGTTTGAGAAGAAGAAAAACTTTAGTAAGGTAGAAGTTATATAAGTAGAACTTATCTATTGGCTCTTGACTCCTTAGCGGTTTAACGATATTATGGCTGTATACCAAACGAGGTCGCCATGAACCAAGGGGTCAAGACTAATCTTGCTAAACTTCTTGCCACTGAAAATCTGGTGGTAGAACATAAGAATGTTGAAACTGCATCGTTTGATGTACGGAATCGAGTGTTGACTCTTCCGATCTGGGAGGTGAGTGATACTGTATATGATATGCTTGTCGGCCATGAAGTCGGACACGCCCTGTATACTCCAGTGGAATGTGATGCTCCTGATGTTCCTGGTTCTTTCATTAACGTTGTAGAAGACGCTCGTATCGAGCGTATGATGAAGACCACATATCCTGGTTTGAATAAATCATTTTCTCGTGGTTATAAAGAACTGAATGAGAAAGATTTTTTCGAGATTAAAGACAAAGACCTTAAGAAAGAGTATAGTCTGATTGATAGGATTAATGTTTATTTCAAACTTGGCATTCACGATGTTACCTGCATCGTTCCCTTTGATGTTGAAGAACAAGAATATGTAGAACTTTGCCGCAAAGCAGTTACGTTTGAAGATGTAATTAATGCTGCAGCTAAAATCTATGAGTTCATGAAGTCAAAGAAAACTGAGGATAAGAAACCAGATCAGGATGTATCTTTGGTTGATCAAGGTTCTTCTGGTACTTCTTCTCAACAAGTAGAAACTGAACCTTCACAATCCAACTCAGAAGATTCTGATTCTAAAGAGTCTTCAGACAATACCAAGGGTAACGATGATACAGATCTTGATACTCCTAGTTATGATGGTGGACAGGCTGAAGAAGAAACTGTCGATGAGTTTGAAGTAAAAACTGAAGAATCTTTTAATCGTAATCAGAAACAAATTATTTCTGATGAGAAATGGGAGTATATTACTCCTCCAGTAGTTAATTGGGAAAATCACATTACCTACAACGACGAATATGTTGATGACATGTTGTCGCTAAAGGAAAAGATTTCAACCAAACATTATTTTTCTGGTTCTACTGCTGTTTTTTACGGTAGTCTTAGAATTGATCGGTGGAAAACTGAACTGAATACTTACATCAAAGAAAGCTCAAAGTCTGTCTCTTATCTTGTAAAAGAATTTGAGATGAAGAAGAGTGCCAAAGAGTACAATCGTTCTTTTGTTTCTAAGACTGGTGTTCTCGATACCAATAAAATTTATTCTTATCAGTGGAACGAAGATCTTTTTAAGAAGAGTAATGTAGTACCTTCTGGTAAAAATCATGGACTTCTTATGTTTGTTGATTGGTCTGGATCTATGTCAACCAACATCGTTGCCACGATGAAACAACTTCTGAATCTGGTTCAGTTTTGTAAAAAATCATCTATCCCATTTGAAGTTTATTCTTTTGTGGAAAATGGTTCTGAAGTATATGAAAGAATGAAAGGTGTTGATCGTTCAATCTCTGTTGGGATTGGTTATCGATTAATCCAACTGTTTTCTTCTCAGAGAGGATCTGCAAAAATTGATAAACAAATTGAAGCAGCATGGATTCTCGTCAATGCATTGAAAGAAGATCTGATCACATATAAAGATGAAGATGGTCGGATGAAAAAATATGATATGGGTAGCACTCCTCTCAACGAAACTATTTTTTCTGCCATCTATCTTTATAACAAGTTTCGCAAGAACTTCTCTGTCGAAAAGGTAAACACCGTATTCCTGACAGATGGGGAATCAAATCAACTTTGTTGTAATGTTGAACGATACAATGAACTCACCGACGAGAATTATATTGTTCGTCGTCCAGCAAATAGAATGTATGGTACATACATTAGTTTCCGTGATCCCAAATCTGGTTATCAACATCACAAACTTTGCGATCCTAGTTACAGTAACGGATATGCAGTTGGAGGAATTCACGTCACTGCTCATTTGATGGAATACTATCGATGGATGACGGGATCCAATTTGATTGGATATAGAATTTGTGATTCAATTCCATCTATGCTTCAGAAAGCTGGATCATATGATTATGATGATTTTCGTAAAGAGTGGAAGAAAAATCAATACATCATTGAAAAAAATCTTGGATACAGTGAGTTGTATGCAATTAGAGTGAACAGTGATTTTGCTGGTGAAACTCAAGAGATCAATGCAAATTCTTCTTCGACCCAAAGTAAACTACGCAATGAATTTAAAAAACATTTGAAAGGGAAGAGCTTTAATAAGATCATCTTATCTAAGTTCGTAGACCAAATCGCTTGACCGCTGCTAGCGGTTCTGTTATACTGTACAAGTAATCAAGGAAACCAAATGACCGTCTCTACCGAAAAACTGATTGACACTCTGGTCTCTGAACATGGAACTATTGTAAATCGTTCCCAACTTCAACAGACTGCTTCTGAACTGGGTATCTCTTTGTCTACTATTATCAATCGATTGTCTTCATATAAACAAGGTCGTGGTGTGTGGAATCTGACTGTTCAAGAGAAACTTGAACAAACCTATAATGCTCCTGCAGCTAATGTTACCGTTCGGGATAATTTTAACTTGATTCCTACTAAAGATGACAATTTTATCCCGTTCGGGAACTTTTCTGATCTGAAAAAGATCATTAAATCTGGAGTTTTCTATCCTACCTTTATCACTGGTCTGTCTGGTAACGGTAAGACTGTTTCGGTTGAACAATCTTGCGCCCAACTAAATAGGGAGTTGATCCGAGTTAACATTACCATTGAGACTGACGAGGATGATCTTATTGGTGGGTTCCGTCTTGTTAATGGCGAAACTGTCTGGCATAATGGACCCGTCGTGGAGGCTCTT